CATTACTTCTCTTATCGGTCCCAATTGTGTACTAAATATTGAATCATTTTATAAAGAAATTGCAGAACTTGAAGCAGGAGGTATTGATACTTCATTAGTAAAAGTACATCCAAAATGCCATATTGTTACAGGCAAACACATTGAAGAAGATAAACAACGTTATGCAGAAAGGATGGGAACAACCTCACAAGGTATTGCACCAGCATATCGTGATAAGTATGGTAGAACTGGTTTACTTGTTCAAGACTCTAAGTTAGATCAAAAGTTTATCTTTCGTGATAAGTTGCATGGCAATGTTTTGTGTGAAGGAGCACAAGGATTTCATTTAGATATCAATTATGGCAATTATCCATTTGTAACATCCTCGGAGACTTTGCCATATGCTGCTTGTTCTCTTGGCTTTGGTCCAAAGAAAATTAGAAACATTTATGCTTCTGCAAAGATTTATGATACACGTTCTGGCGAAGATCCATTGTTTCCATCCTGTCTACTTGAGAATCCAAAACTTCTTTCTATTGCAGATGCAGGAAAAGAATATGGGGTAACAACAGGTCGCAGACGTAAAGTAAATTGGCTTAATCTAGACAAACTTGTTGAAGCAGTACAAATTGGTGGAGCAACACATCTAATTGTAAATAAGTGTGATATACTTGAACAGACGGGTCACTTTAAGTTATATTATGACCGTTCTTTGATTGAATTTAGTAATTTGAGTGATATGCAAAGTTTCATTACACAAACTTGTAAAGATAAATGCGATTCACTAGAAGAAATTTATTATTCATCAAACCCACACAATGTAGAAGGACTAATCTATGAATAGAAAACAAAGAAGGGAGGCTGAGAAAAATGGAGAAAATCCTGTTCTTCAAGAAAAGTTATTACTCTTTGGAAAAATGGGTGATAAGTGTATTGGATGCTCAAAGCCATTTGACAGAAAGAGTAGAGAACATGCACAAACTTGGACTGTTATGGTGTTTAACGAACGCCAAGAAGTAAAACTATACTGTCCAGAGTGTAGACAAGATGTTCAAGCATGGGCAGAAGATTTGGTGAAGGAAAACTAATGGATACACCAAAAGAACAAGTAAATCATCCAGATCATTACAATCAAGGCTCAATTGAAGTAATTGATTATATTGAAGATTTAGGATGGGGTGAAGAATTCTGTGCTGGTAATGCTATTAAATATCTTTCAAGATATAAATATAAAGGTAAACCACTTCAAGATTTGCAAAAAGCAAAATGGTATGTGGAAAGGCTAATTCAACAATATGAAAATAAAACAAATAAATGATCAAAACTTTTCTACTGTATTAAAAAGTTGTGATAAACCAATTGTAATTAAATTTTATAATCCCACTTGTCATTTATGTTCTGGGTTAAAACCCGTATATGAGCAACTTTCTATGATGTTTAATGATTATGAATTTGCTGAGTGCAATGCAAACAACTCAAGAAAAATGTTTAAGTTTTTTAAGGTATCTGGTGTGCCAACTGTTTTTATTGTTGACAAAGACAGTAGAAAAGAAATACCATATCCACAAAACCCAGATCCAGATTCTGGTTATTCACTTTATGATATGGCAGATTTTTTAGATTCTTTTAATAAGAGGTAATAATGTTCAAGGAAACCCTAACTTATGATGATGTTCTACTTGTTCCACAATACTCGGACATTGAATCAAGAAGAGAAGTTGAAATTGGTAATTGGTTAGACCAAAACAGAAATCTTAAATTTAATCTTCCAATTATTGCTTCACCTATGGACACCATTTGTGAAGAAAAAATGGCTATTGCTATGGCTCGCATGGGAGGTCTTGGTATTGTTCATCGATACAACACAATTGAAAAACAATCACAAATGGCAGAAACAATTTTAGAAAATGTTGCTGGAGAAAAGGTTGGTTTTGCAATTGGTGTAAGTGGAGATTACCTTGAACGTGCGACGCAACTAGTTACTTTAGGAGCAAAAATTCTATGTATCGATGTTGCACATGGAGATCATATCCTTATGCAACGAGCAACCCAGCAACTAAGGAGTAAACTTGGCGAGGCACCGCACATCATGGCAGGTAATGTTGCAACGCTTGACGGATTTGATCGTTTGGCTGGTTGGGGAGTTGATTCTATTCGCGTTGGTATTGGCGGGGGCAGCATTTGCTCTACTCGTATACAAACTGGTCATGGTGTTCCTTCATTGGAATCAATTATAGATTGCGCCAGAACCCAACACAATGTTGCAATTATTGCTGATGGTGGAATAAAGAATAGTGGAGATATAGCAAAAGCACTTGCAGCAAGAGCAGACTTTGCAATGATTGGCTCTATTCTTGCGGGAACTGATTGTACACCCGGTAAAATTATTTTGTCCGAAACTGGAGAAAGACGTAAAGTATATCGTGGTATGGCATCCAAAGATGCACAAATAGATTGGCGTGGTAAATCATCTTCTCTTGAAGGTATTTCAACAACCGTACCATATAAAGGTCCAACATTTGACATTATTGAACAACTTGAAAACGGTATTCGTTCTGCATTTTCATATAGTGGAGCCAGAACTATAAATGAATATTGGGCAAAAGCACAATTTGTTCGACAATCTGGTGCAAGTATCGGTGAAAGTAGAACACATATTCTTGAAAGAAATCACTAATGGATTGGAAAAGATTTAGGTTTTGGATTGAAAGACAAAAACAGGCAGAACTAATTGTTAAACTTTTTCAAGATGGATATAAACGACAAGCAGACTTTTTAAGGGATGTTATCGATGCTTATCTTGATGATGATCCAGAATTTAACGCTTGGATGAATAAAAAAAGACTTGAAAGAGGTAATATTAGAACTAGAGCAAGACTTGAAAGAAAACAAAAACTAATTACTAAAGCGCAAGAATTAGAAGAGTTTTTGTTCTCGGAACAAGATATTAGTAATATTTTTGATATTATTGAAAAAGAAAATTAGGTTTTTTGTAAAATACTTACTATTTAATTTCGTAGGAGTTCAATTACATGGCAAAGAAAACATTACTCACAGAAAACCAAGTTTCTAACTTTATGAAACTTGCAAATATCAAACAAGATAAGATTGATAATTTTAAGAAAAGTGTATTAAATGAAACATATACTGGTCTTGAAGGTACTGGTGATATGGGCGAAGATGAAGCAGCCGATGCCGGTCCCTCCGATACAGGTGACGATATGGGAACAGGCATGGAAGCCGATGATATGGATATGGAACCAGAAGCACCATCAACCGAAGCAGATTTTGAGGGTGGCGCAGATGATTTCAAGGCCGTTCTTAGAGATGCATTAAAAGAAGTATTACCACAAGTTATGGCTGAACTTGAAGGTGCCGAAGAGGCCGACGAAGAAGAAGATATGGATTTAGATATGGACCTCGCCAGCGATGAAGAAGAAGTCGATATGGAAGATGAGGAAGGTGAGGAAGAAGAAGGCGAAATGGAGGATGAACTCCAAGAGGCCAAACACGATAAAAAAGACAAGAAAGCCACCAAAAAGACTCATAACCTTAAAGGGGGTGATCTAAAGCACAAAATGAAAGAGTCTTTGGCTTTCGACAATGTGGACTTAGTAACTGATGATGAAATAATAAACGAAGTCCTCAAACGTGTTATCCGCAGAATAGTTTAATAGAATATTTGCCATGTATTCGGGGCCATGTTAGAAATAACATGGCCCTTTTATTTCATAAGGAACAGCATGACAATTTTATCTGGTATTTTATGGTTTGTTGCAGGCATTTTATTCCATAAAGTATTTTCTTCTGCTTTGGAATTTGGTGTTTTGGGTAAAGCAGTAGAAAAAGTAACAAATGATTTGTTGCTTGCTCTTGTATTGGCAGAGCAGGATATTCAATTTGTTTTAGAAAGTAAAAGACTAATTCTTAAAGAAAAAGGTATGTCCGAGAACGATATTGAACATTATATTATGATCCACGAAAGATCATTTAGGATGTGGAGAGAAAAAGTTATTGTAACTCTGGTAAACAACTATCCAGATGCATACAAACAAAAGTACCTTCCTTTTACAAATTGGAACGGTGCAGTCAAGCATATCAACGAAATGTTTAAGGCACAAAAAGAAGAACTTGCCAACAAGTAATAGATTGGTTATACTATAATTGACAAAGAGAGGAACCAATGTCATTGAATTTCAGTAAACGTAAGTCAAAGAACGAAGATGTTGAAGAGCATGTTCATGACGATGAAGATGATGACGACGATGAAGGTGAATCAACAGAATTTCTAGTTCCTCCAGAGCATCGAACAATTGGTCTATTTGGTGCTGTTGAAGAAGAAAAGATTTCTGATCTTATTTCTGCTATCTTGGTTTTGTCCGAGCCAAAGCGAAAGAAGATTGTGAACGAAGATGGTACACACACAGAAGAAGTTCAGTCACTCAAGCCAATTGAGTTTATGATAAATACTCCCGGTGGTAATGCAGACGATATGTTTGCTTTATATGACTATATGCGTGTTAAGCGTGAAGTATGCGAAATTCATACCTTTGGTCTTGGTAAAGTAATGTCTGCTGGTGTTCTTGTTCTTGCAGCAGGAACCAAGGGACAACGTAAGATTGGTAAGAATTGTCGTGTCATGATCCACTCTGTTATTGGTGGTAGTGCTGGTTCTTTCCATAATCTTGAAAATGAAATGGAAGAGATTCGTTATATTCAAGAATCATATCTTAGAGCATTATCCACAGAAACAAATATGTCTTACAATCAACTTCGCAAGATGATTGATAAGAAAGTAAATGTATATCTTTCAGCAGAAGAAGCAGTTAAACTTGGAATTGCTGACATTATCGTATAAACTAACTATTTAATAACATGAATACCTTCGATATTAAACAACTATTCAACCTTATTCATGAGGTTGAGTTGCTCGCAGAAGCAACACTTGATACTAACGATATTTCTAAAATGAAGTATTTTACACCATTTGTACAAAAAATACAAAATGGCGAACAATTATTCCTTGAACCAAAAAGCATAGATCAAGAGCCAGTATATTTTACTGTTGATATTGAATCACCCGAAGGCCAACAATTCCTTCAAGCCTTAATCGACGCAAACGCAGATAAACAAAAATTAGATGCTTTGTTTAAGAAGGGCACAAGGATGACCCCCGTTATTCCTTCGACTGATGGGAACAAATATGCTCTCAATCAATTAGGCAAAGGTGTATTTACAGCCAAAATTACCAAAGGTGGACTGCAAGGAACAGAAACCCCAGATATGAAAGAGGGTTTGGTTTCCTATTTCTTCCTTGTTGGCAGTAGTGGCATAGAGCAAGCAGAAAACAAACTTAAAAATAAAGCAGACACAGCATTAGATTTGCCAGTACAAATAATCAATTCAGTTTATTTTGCTAAGAAGTCTGCTGGCTTAGTCAAAAATGCAATTACTTATCTTAATGAAAATAAAATAACAGATAAAAAAGAAATTGGTCTTTATCTAAATGCTATCTCTGCTGCTAAAACTTGTCTTACGTTTAACATGAACGTTGTTGATAGAGGTAACCTTTTTGAGATGATTAGAAAGGTTGCTTCATCAATTACCAAAATTGAACCAGACAAATGGTGTCCCGGCGATATCTATTTATATGATGCTAATTCAATAGAACAAATAAAAGATATCTTGGAACAATCTGCTGAAAATGGTAATATCATTTCTATTGCAGAAGAGGATGAAATTAAACAAGTTGGCCTCAATCAGTTATTTGAGGGTGATTCACCTTTAATTCATGCTATTTCTCTTAAAGAAGAAGAAGCATTATCTGGTAGAGCAACTGCTTTCCTTAATATCAAAAATATCCAAGGTAAAGAGTTATCATCAAAATCCTTCCAATTTACAAGCGAAGAAACAAATATTCTTAAACTATACAAAGATAGAACTATTCCAAATGCTGATGTTTTGGCAGAGAAATATAGAGAAGAATATCAAAACAGCAAACAAGCATTTAAGAACTCTTTGTCTGCTTATGGTGTAGATATAAAAGAAGGTGTTCCCAAAAAAGTACAAAAAGTTAAAAGTATAGAACAAGAACTTGGTAACTTAGTTTCCAAATCTACTTGTTATAGATTTATGTCATCATATCTAAATGACTTTGAGAATCTTAAACAAGCAAACGAAGTTATGGTAAAGTATGACAATCCTATGCTTGCTTTAACAGCATTTGGTGTAAGTTTATCTGGATTCAATCCTACGTTTAAGAAAGTTGTTGCTTTTGCAGATGGAAGCCCAGCAAGCGTCACTTTATTCAAGGGTCGTGATTCACTTAATTTAGCATCAAAAGAAGCATTTTTGTTTGACACCCCAACAAAAGCAGGGTTCAACTTCTCTTTCTTGACGATGATGGGCGAAAAGAATTACAAGACTACACTTGATATTAGATTTGCTGGTGGTCTTAGTATTTCAATTATTGTTGAAGAATTCCACGAAGAATAATTGACGTTTTAATTGTTCTGGTTATATTATTGCTCAACAACGGAGTTATCATGAGCAAACAATTTAATGATGGTCGTGCTTTAAGTGAAGCGATCCTCAAAGGTGCAAACGTATTGGCCGACAATGTAGTTTCTACTTTGGGTCCAAGAGGAAGAAACGTAATTCTTCAAGAGAAAGGCAAAGCACCAATCGTAACCAAAGACGGCGTAACGATTGCTAATTTTATTGACCTTGATGACCCATTTGAGAACTTGGGAGCACAAATAATCAAGCAAGCATCACAACAAACAGCAACACAGGCTGGTGATGGTACAACTACTTCTATTGTATTGTCCCGTGCCCTATTGCGCGAAGCACAGAAATACATTATCTCTGGCGTATCTCCAGTAGAAATGAAGAGAGGTATGGAAAAAGCAACTTCTTTGATCGTTGAACGTCTTACAGAAATTTCTTCTCCAATTTCCTCCGAGGAAGATATTGAACATATTGCTACAATCTCCGCAAATAACGATAGAGCAATAGGAAAATTGATTGCAACAGCAGTAGATAAAGCAGGAAAGGACGGAGCAATTACTATTGAAGAAGCGCGTTCTTTGGAAACTTCTTTGGATGTAGTTGAGGGTTTTCGCTTTGATAGCGGCTATTTAGCAACAGCGTTTATAAATGATGAGAAGCGTGGAGTTGTTAAGTACGAGGAACCTTATATTCTTGTCACGGATCGTAAGTTCGATTCCGTTCAAGATATGCTTCCTGTTCTTGAACTTATCGCAAGAGAAGGTAAGCCATTTGTTATTGTAGCAGAGGAAATTGAAGGACAAGCACTAGCGGCTCTTATTATGAACGCAATGCGTGGCACAATGAAAGTCGCAGCAGTTAAAGCACCACGATACGGAGAAGAACGACGCAACATTATGAAAGACCTTGCCATTTCTGTTGGAGCAACCTTTGTTTCTACTGAAAGCGGTATGAAGATTGGTGATGTTAAACTCAAAGATTTTGGTAGAGCAAAGAAAATTGAAATCGCCAAATCTCAAACCACAATCGTAGGTGGCAAGGGAGAACTACCAGAGATTGACGCAAGAATTGAAGCAATCAAAGCAGAACTTTCACAAACGGAATCAATCTACGAGTGTGAACGCCTCCAAGAAAGAATTACTAGACTTGCTTCTGGCATTGCTATTATTCGTGTTGGCGCTTCTACTGAAATTGAACTAATTGAAAAGAAACACAGAATTGAAGATGCTTTGGAAGCAGTACGTTCTGCACAACAAGAAGGTATCGTTGCCGGTGGTGGCGTTGCTTTGTTGAGAGCAACTGAGGGTATCAATTTCCAGATTGATAACGAAGAACAAAAGTTTGGTGTTGAAATTGTCTTGAAAGCACTTGAGGAACCAATTCGTCAAATGTCTGCTAATGCTGGTGAGTCACCAGATATTATCGTCAGTTTAATTGGTAACCTAGAGGACAATAAAGTTGGATACGATTTCTTAAACAGACAAGTGGTTGATATGTTTGAGAAAGGTATTATTGACCCAGTAAAAGTTACTCGTTGTGCTTTACAGAACGCCGTTTCTGCTGTTGGCACACTAATTACTACAAACTATGCTGTTGTACAAAGATAGCACTAGTTAGTAATTTATGGAGTGTGTAGCCTATGCCCTATTCAACAGACGACTTAAGAGATTTGATCATTGAATTAGATAAAAAAGTTGATAAGGTTATAAATAGCGTTGATGCCATGAAGGCCAAACAAGATGAAATAAACATCGATTTGGCTAAAATCAAAGACCCAGATCATGGTTTGTTTCCAAGAGTTAAATCTCTTGAAGAGTGGCGTGCTACACACTCCAGAGTTACATGGGCAGCAGTTACTGCACTAATTGCCTTGGCAGTTAAACAATTATGGGATATACTAACAGTACAATAATGGTGATTGATGAACGTAAAAGTTTCTTATACGACAAAGTTTGATGATGTTCCTTATGATTGTTGGCGATTACTAGATTATAAAATTCATGATGCATTACAGTTCTTGGAACCATTGAAAGAACTGGATAAAATGCTTGCTAATGGTGATAACTTAAATTCACTTGAAGCACTAAATAAAATCCACAAATTACGTTTAATACTATCAAGTTATGACCAATGCTTAGATGATATTCAAGTTATTCTTACCGGCTGGATGAAAATTAACTTGCAGCAGAGTGAACAACGAGTTACCTTACCAGACAGCGAACAAAAAGAGCAGCAAGTTGATTATTCACAAATGCTACACGAACTTAAAAACAGACTTCAATCTGTTGATGGTTTAACTGAGCAGCATGATGAAGATCAAACTGATTAATTCTGGAGATCCAGTTTGGATACCTAGCGATTGTGTTTTATATTCTCCAGATACCAAATGTCCAAGAAAATATAAGACTTATAAATCACCTATTTGTGCTTGGTATGTCGAAACTATTGATGATAGATGGGCCAAGATTATGTATGAAAATTCTTATTGGTCCGTAGATAAAAATGATGTTTATCCATATCCACAGGAGTAAAAATGATCCAATTAGTAGAAATTGTAGAAGCATCAGTCCCAACACATCCAAAAGACAGATATTCAGTACGTGAAATCTACGTAAGCCCAGAGCATATTATTATGGTACGAGAGGACCGTTCAACAAACGTAAATCTTTTTGAGGGTTCTAATCCAAATATTCCTACTGGTATGAAATTCTCACGTATTACAATCAATAAAGGTTCGGCAGGACAGGACGTTGTTGTTCTTGGATCGGTTGATATGATCTATGAAAAGATTGAAAGTTCTAAGATTAAAACTAAACAACTTCTAAGAGGATAAAATGGGTAGATGGTATTGGGTTCACGTTCTGTCCGATTGCGAATATTGTGTTAATGCACTAAAACTTCTCAATCAAACAGGGTTTCAATATGTTGTTTCTTTCTATGATAGAAATCTTCCTGTTTTAGAAGGAATTAAAAACTTGTGGGATCACAAAACAACACCAATTATAATTGAGTATCGAGTTTCCGGAGATCCAGTTTTAATTGGTGGTTACGATGATTTGGTTGAGTATTTCACAGATCAAGGATATATGCCAGAAACTAAAGAGGAGCAAAAATGATTTGGACTGTAATCGGTTATATTGTTGACAAAACCCACAAAACACCATTTACAAAAACAATTTATGGTTCACACGAAGGAAAGACAGCACTTCAAGATGCAAAACGTTTACTTGGCGACGAAATTGAAATTGTCGCAGTAGTAGCAGGTAATCACCTAACATCAACTTTCGTAACACAATAAGGAGTTTTAATGCCAAGGGGTCGTCCAAAAGGTTCTAAGAATAAGCAAAAGACTAATACACCAGTTGTAAAAGAAGAAATTAAACTTATTGAGAAAAAGCAATCAAAACCAAGAGGACGAAAAGCAAAAACCAAAATCATTGAAACACAAACACTTGAAACAACACAACAAGATCAATATTTTGAGGTTGACGAGATCAATCCATTTCAAGTAACACAAGATGTTTGTGAGTGTGATTTTGAGCCAATGGCAGAGTGGAGTTCAATCGTTCATGCTAGAGAGGAAACTACAAAACTTGGTGCTTACTCAACTTGTAGATTGCCAATTAAAACCACAAGAAGTGTTTATCCAGTTGTAGGCTATATTAAGACGGACGTTGACAAGTTCCGTTCTATGGGTTATAGTGATAAACAAATCTTTTTTGGGTGTATCAATTACTTGAGCAAAAATCAAAGCAAAAACAAACTTAAGCGTCTTGGAGATTTGTATCCATATAGTTTCTCCATTAAGAACGATAGAATTTCTGCTATGTTTCTAACAACCGAAAGGAAATCCAAAATGTTTTGGGGTGAAGGAGGATGAACACAGATATTGAAACACTACGAGACTATCTTGAAACTAATGATGTAATTGTACAATACGAAAAAGGAGGCATTTGTGCCTTTTGGAAATCAAAATCATTTCCGCTAATTACGATCAATACAAACGTAAGGGGAAACAATAGGCTATACGTCATGTTGCATGAGGCTGGTCATTATATGAACTGGACAAAACAACTTGACCAAGATATGCTATTGGAAGAATATACTGCTTGGGAAAACGGAATTGAATTGGCAAAAAACTTAAACATTTTCATTGACGAGAAAAAGTATTGGGGTTATGCTAATCGTGCGTTGAATTCATATAAAAGGTATTATCTTAAAAATGCAAGTTAAATACAAACAAGCACCTTGGGGTCATGAAGAGATTTGGGCACATACACCAAAGTATGTGGGTAAAATTTTGTATATCAATCCAAATAGCAGACTATC